TGTCGAATATGGGCACCAGATGATCGGTCATAAGCCAAAACTGAAGGAGATCGGCGAAGTGCAACCGCATCCATTCATGGCGCCGGCGGCTTCATCTTCTGGTGACGCAGCCGTGGAGGCGTTCTCCGAAGCGCTTACCGAGGCGCTTGTAGGCGGTACCGATTGGGCTGACCTCGGAGAGGCGGTGGCATAATGGGGCGCAAAGCGGCTGTAATTTCCATAGATCTCAACGCGTCGACCGCCAAGATGATCTTGGAGATGGAGAAGGGCAAGGCGGCCCTCCATGGCTTCGGGTCGTCGGGTGCGTCTGCAATGGCGCCGACCAGCGTCGCGTTGCGGGAACTGGAAGGCAACTTCGCAAACAACACCCGAGGCGCGGCACGCTTTCTGGCTACCACTCTCGGACTGGGTCCCGCACTCCAAGCGGCGTTCCCGTTATTTGGCGCGATCGCATTCGCTGGGATGATTGGGTCCATCGCGACCAAGACCTATGAGTTCTTCAAGTCCGTCCAGGAAGCTCCAGCGAAAATCAATGCTGCATTCGGAGAGATGACCGGATCGATTCGGGTCGCCAATACCGAACTGGACCTCAACAATGCCCGCCTTGAAAATCAGATCGCGAAGCTCCAGGGGCAGCCGGAAAACAAACTGAAGGTTGCGCTCCTCGAGGCGCAACTCGCCGCGGAAAAGCTCTGGGAATCGCTCGAAAAAGACATTAATCACGTCAATGAGCTACTGACCAAAGTGGATGTCGGCACCATGCGGAAGCTGCTCGGCGAGGCCGGTTCGGGTGACATCAAGGATTATTTCAACCAGGTCGGCAACCGGATGGATCTCTCCACCGGCGCGGACCAGAGAACGGCCATCCTGAAGGAAGCGCAGGCCAAGGTAAGCCAGTGGATCGCGGACGCGCAGGCGGCCGCCAGGCCGACGGTGATTCATGGTTTCACTCCTGGCGGCGGATTTATGGGCGGCGATACCACCGTTCCCGGCAAAGACGAGACCGCCCGCTTGGCCATCCTGGCCAAGCTTCAGCAGATTCTGGAAGGTCTCCTGCATCAGATTCAGTCGTCCGAGCACGGCAGCACGCTACCGGGCCAAGTCCGCAATGCCGAGGAGGCACACAAAAACGCGGAGCTGATGGCGCAGCGCGAGAAGGAATTGGCCGATGCCCGCTCCGGGGTGGGTGCCGGCGGAAACGCTGTAGTCGCCGCGGAGCACGAGCTTATCAAAGTGCGAGCCGACGGGCTGGCCCAAATCAAGCAGGACGAGACCGAGCATCGCAGCGCCGCGCTTCGGACGATCGACGAACAGATCCTCGCGCAGAAGGAACTCAACGCCTACCAAAAAGTCGGCTATGAGGCCACCAAGCAGGCCGACGAAGAGGCAAGAAAGGCGGAAGAGGAGCAGCAGCAGCGGAATGCCCTCGAAAAATTTGTTGAGGAAGAGTCCGCCAAGCGGATGAAGGACCTGACGTTGCCCTCGCACCAGACCATAAAGGAATGGGAAGAGGACATGGAGGCCCAGCGCCAGATTCGAGCTATCCAGATCGGCACCGACCGCGAAGGCGCCATCCGCCAGGCCTCCCGCGCCGGGCAAATATCCCAGATTCAGAGTGGCGGAGATCCCATCCAGGCTATTAACCAAGCCTACCAGACACGCATCAATCTGGCGCAGGAGCTAAAGAACATCGAGATGGCCAGCGCGGCCGACGAAGCGAACGCCGCCAAAAAGCGCGTGGATGAAGCCAAGGCGGAGGCTGATTACCAGAAAGAAGCGATGAACGCGCGCCTTGAAAAGGAGATGGCTATCCTGAAGCTGCAGCAGCAGCAGGTAGAGCAGGTAAAAAACGCCATTTCCGGCCCGCTATCCAGCGGACTCGCCAAGCTCGCAACCGGCCAAAAGGCAGACTTCGGCAAGGCGTTCCAAAGTTCCGGCGAAGGGCTCATCAAGGACAGTATCGACAAGTTGACCAAGATGGGGCTGGGGAAATTGGGAGCCGTGTTCGGGATTGGCGGCAAGCGTGGCGATTCGCCGGCTATGCCGCTGTATGTTTCTCCGGTTGGGGGCGGACTTGCGCTTCCTGGCGGCGGTCGGACCGGGGTCCCGAACGGACTCTCTACCGGCGGCCTGTTCGGCGATGGCGCTCAGGGCGGCGGCATCTTCTCATGGCTGTCGAAGGCCGCATTCGGAGGCTTCATGGCCGGCGGTGGCGATGTGGACCCAGGCCAGGCTTATGTGGTCGGCGAGCATGAGCCGGAGATCTTCTCCCCCGGCACGCGCGGCACCATCACTCCCATGTCCAAAATGGGGGGCGCAACGTTCCATATCGACGCCCGCGGCGCCGATCTCGGAGCGGCGAATCGGATCTCCCGCGCCATCGAGGCGTCGCACGCCTCCGCGGTTGGGAACGCTGTGCGCGCCAACGCCGAGCACGCCCATCGCACGCCGCAGCGGAGCAACGGCTAATGCCCACATACCTTGGATGGACGGTTGTCACTATGCCGTCCACCCCCTGGCCAAAATCTCTGGAGTTGAGGGACAAGTACATCGCCGCGGCCAGCACAAACCCATTCACTGGCCAGCAACAGGTCCACGACTGGGCGGCGCGCTGGAAGGAGCTATCTGCCTCATACCCCTCAATGACGCAATCGCAGGCGGCGAATTGGGTCACGTTCCTGGAATCCTGCAATGGCATCATGAACGTATTTCAATTTCCATCCGCTGTCTGTGCTGCATTTCCAGAGAGCCTCACCAGCGACGGAACGACACCACGGTACTGGCGCCTGAAGAGCAACGAATCGGGCTGGGGCATAAAGGTCGGATCGATTTACAGTTTCACGTTTGAGTGCCGGGAGGCATTGTAAAAAGCGATGCCCCGCGCAATGTCCTCCGCCGACCTGACGGCGCTGCAGTCCTCTAATCTTCAGCCCGTCGTCTTCGTGCAGATCACATTCAACAGTACGACAATTTATCTCTGGTCGGGTATCGGCTCAATCTCATGGAACGGGCAGACGTGGACCGGTCTCGGTTCGCTCCTCGGCATGTCGCCAATCGAGGACGGTGCGACGGTTGAGGCGCGCGGGATGTCTATCACCCTGAGCGGACTCGATGCAACGCTCATATCGAACTGCCTCTCCGACTTCGGCCTGGGACTTCCGGCAACGGTCTATTTTGGGATGCGATCGAGTGGCTCTATCATTAGTAGCCCGATTGACGCATGGTCCGGCCGGGTGGATCGCCCCGATATCAGTGTGAGCGGCCAAGAGGCGACAATCACCATCAATCTTGAGAGCCGGTTGCTGGATATGAACAACGCCGTCGATCGACGATTGACCAACCAGGACCAGCAAATGACCTGGCCTGGAGATCTCGGCCTTCAGTTTGTCGACGCACTGCAGGAGCGCACCCTTTTTTGGGGGCAACAGGCTACCACCACAAACAACGTATAAGGAGTTCCAGGCCGCGCCCGCAATTCCGCAGTGGGCTCATTGTTAAATCTGAGCCGCGCCCGAAATCCCGCCTTACGATCCGCGCACTATACGCCCCTGATCCATGTCAGTCTTTTCCGGTATCGCCGAGATCGTGGCGGGTGCGGCCATCATTGCCGGCGCCATAGTCGTTGAGGCTGCCACCTGGGGCGGTTCCACGGCTCTGTTTTATGCCGCCGTCACATTCGGAAGCTCCCTGATCCTTGGCGGGGTCGGCACGATCTTAGCCGGCAATGGGCCCACCAGGGGACTCGCCACCACCACCAGAAATAGCGTTGCTCCTTGGCCTATTTGTTATGGCCGCTGCCGTTCCGGCGGAACGCTGGTCTACATGAATATGTGGGGCAGCAATTCCAAAGTGCTCGACATGGTGATTGTTCTGGCAGCGCATTCCTGCCAGTCGGTGGACGAACTTCTCTTCGATCAACAGCGCATCCAGATCGATCCTACCGCCGCTCCTTCTGGAGCCGTAGGCGCCGGCACGAGCTTCACACCGGTCCAGCAGACGGTTAACCTGACAAGCATTGCCCGTAACGTCCAGGGAGTTGTGACGGTAACGGTCCCATCCGACATTCCATACCTCGATGCTGGCGACCAAATCATCATCCAGAACGTTACATCAGATACCACCCTAAATGGAACGTTTCAGGTTGCGGAGATCATTGATGCCCCTTCAACGCATGACGGCGGTGCGGTGGGTACCGGCACACTCCCACTCGTCTTTACGATCCTGAATGGCGGGTCCGTCGTAAGCATCTCCAGCCAGGGACAGGCCAAGACGAAATGGGCGGATTACGGCCGAACGGTTTACATGGAATGTCTGCTCGGCGGACAGACCCTTGGGCAAACGTTCAAGGGAATGCAAAGCCCCGGGACGCCATGGCTGGGTACCGGAGCCTACGTGCGTCCTGAATTTCCTGGTCCAGCCGGCACCGGCGGCCCGGGCCCCTCAACGCTATTCGGTGGCACTCTCAACCCCTGGACCACGCATTGTTCGCTTCAGGGAAAGACCGCTGTCTTTCTGCGGCTCACCTATGACCAGAATTTCTATATCGGCGGAATACCGCAGATCAGTTTCATATTGCATGGAAAGAACGACATTCTTGACACGCGGACGAGCACCACGGGCTACACGGAAAATGCGGCGCTCTGCATTGCCGACTTCCTGAGTAACGCGACCTGGGGCTTTAAGGCGGCATATGGCACGGAGATCCCAGCGACGGCGGTAGACCCGATCACCAGTGCGGATGCTGGACTGTCGGCCATGGCGAACGTTTGCGATACGGCGGTATCGCTCGTAAACGGCGGCACTGAGCCGATGTACTCCTGCAATGGCAAGTTCGAGTTGACAATGAAGCGCGGCGAGATTCTGCAGAACATGCTGACTTCGTGCGCTGGCCGGCTGACCTATATTGGCGGTCAATTTTTGATCCAGCCCGGGTACTGGTGGCCAGGCTCCGGGTCAACGCTGCCGGTCGTCGCCATAGAGTCCATTGCTGCCGGGCCGCTGCGTTGGAGGGGGCCAACGATCCGCGATCAATACAACGGCTGTAAGGGCACATATATCAGCCCGGCCAATAAGTGGCAGTCCACGGATTTCCCTTACTATGCGCAGGACACCCTCCACGGATATTCAGGCCCGTCCATGTATGGTGGCGATATCAACCTGGCGGCAGATGGCGGCGAACGTCGGTGGCTAGACATCCAGCTCCCCTTCACCATCTCCACATCGATGGCGCAGCGGATTGCAAAGATTGAGCTGCTCCGGCGGCGCCACAACTGGACGGGCACCTTCCCGTTCACTATGGCCGCCTACCGCTATACCCCGCTCGACATCATCAAGGCCACTTCCACCACTTTCGGATGGACGTCGGGGGCGCCGCAATTGCTCGAGATATCCGCCGCACGGCTTCGTGCCGAGAAGCAGAACAATGGCGGCGGCGATGCGATCTTGTTGTTGACGGAACTGGAGGTACAGCAGACGGATGGCAGCATCTACGCATGGAGCCCGTCGACAGAGCAACTGTCTCCACAGGGCTACCAGGAGAGCACTCCTCCTACGTGGACCGGCTCTCCCGCGATCGCGGCGGAGTCCGTTCCCTACCCATGGTCTCCCGGGTATGTGGCCCCTCTCGATGGCGACGCGCTCTATCCGCAGGGGTCCGCCGGTCCGGCAAGCTTCGGACTCAAGCCGGCATATGGATTCGACGCCAACGGGCTATCGAGCATCGGCCTGCAGATCAAGGGTGCGCTTCCGATCAACGACCTCGATGAGACGATTGGCCCGGACATCATCGCCTGCACGGTGGGCACGTCCGGATCGCT